CAACTCAGAGGCTTTGGTCAATTTGGTGCTTGGATATCTAGGTGGTTTAGCATCAGCTATTATTAGTTTTTATTTTGGTGCATCTAACACAACCAAGGACGATTAATATGAACATATCTGAAGAAGGTATATCGTTAATTAAAAACTACGAGGGTTGTCGTTTAGAAGCGTATCAAGATTCGGTAGGCGTTTGGTCAATTGGCTACGGACATATCAAAGATGTAAAAGAAGGCGATAAGATAAATCAAGACGAGGCTGAACATTTACTTAAAGAAGAAATGCCTGAATACGAAGGTTATATAAATAATATGGTCGAAGTACCACTAGAACAATGTCAGTTTGATTCGTTAGTATGTTGGGTGTATAACTTGGGACCAACCAATCTAAAAGAGTCTACTTTGCTTCGTATATTGAACGAAGGAGATTACGGTGGTGTGCCAGAACAAATAAAAAGATGGAATAAAGCAGGTGGCGAGGTTTTAGCAGGTTTAGTCAAAAGAAGACAAGCAGAGGCAAATTTATTTGAAGGAAAAGAGTGGGAGAAAATCTAAATGCCATATTCAAAAGTACAGTTCAAGCCAGGTATATACAGAGAAGGGACAGCGTATAGTGCCGAAGGAGGTTGGTTTGATTGTAATTTAATTAGATTTAGAGAGGGTAGAGTAGAAAAATTTGGAGGTTGGCAAAAACTTACTGACAGCACATATCTGGGTACTGCTAGAGCGTTACATAATTGGATTTCTTTAGGTGGCAACAAATATCTAGGAGTTGGAACGCATCTAAAATATTACATAAAAGACGGTACAGCTTTTGCTGACGTCACCCCAATTCGTAAAACAACAACAAACGCAGCTACTTTTGCTGCTACTAACGGTTCTTCTACCGTAACAGTTACAGATGCCAGTCACGGTGCTGTAAACGGTGATTTTGTAACTTTTTCAAGCGCAGTATCTTTAGGCGGCAACGTAACAGCAACCGTTTTAAATCAGGAATACCAAATAGATTTAGTTACAGACAGTAATACTTATACTATAACTGCAAAAGATACATCTGGTTCTACAGTTACAGCCAATGCAAGTGATTCAGGAAACGGCGGTTCAGCTACTGATGCAGTTTACCAAATTAATACAGGTCTTGACGTTTACGTGCAATCGACAGGGTGGGGTGTTGGAACGTGGGGGGCAAGCGGTTGGGGTTCAGCAACTTCATTAGGTGGTAACAATCAACTTAGACTTTGGACACATGATAACTTTGGAGAAAATTTAATAATAAATCCTAGAGGTGGCGGTATTTATCGTTGGCTTGAAAACAACGGAACTAGCACTAGAGCTGTTCAATTATCAGATATAGCTGGAGCTAACCTTGTCCCAACTGTAGGATTACAGGTTATTACATCAGAAATAGATAGACATCTTATAGTGCTAGGCGCAGATCCAATATCAGGCAGCGCTCGGACTGGTTCCATAGATCCAATGTTAGTTGCTTTTTCTGACCAAGAAAACGAACTTGATTTTGAACCTATCATAACTAATACCGCTGGATCTGTAAGATTGTCTTCTGGCTCCAGTATAGTGGGCGGAGTAAAAGCAAGACAAGAAGTTGTAATCTTTACAGACACCTCTGTATATTCTATGCAGTTTGTAGGCGCACCTTTAACTTTTGCTATAAATCTTATAAATGAAGCATCAGGTCTTATAGGTCCAAAAGCAGCTGTCACATCTTCAGGCGGCGTATTCTTTATGGGTTATGGTAATTTCTATTTATACAACGGTACGGTGCAGGAACTGCCTTGTAGCGTTCATAATTATGTTTTTGGAGATATAAATACTAACCAAGCTTTTAAAATACAAGCTTTTACAAATAAAGAACATAACGAAGTAGGTTGGTTTTACCCTTCTGCGTCAAGCGAAGAAATAGACAGATATGTGATCTACAACACTCAACAACAAGTTTGGTACTACGGTCAATTGGTAAGAACCGTATGGTTAGATTCAGGTGTTGAATCATTCCCGCAAGCCACCGATGGAGGTGTCTTATATCAACATGAAGTAGGATTTGATAACGACGGAAGTGCGATGACTAACGTGTTTGTAGAGTCAGCCGATTTTGATATAGGGGATGGTGATCGGTTTACGCAAATATCTGCCTTGATTCCAGATATTAAATTTTTACAAGATGATAATTCTGGTACAGTCAACGTAGTAACTAAAGTAAGAAACTTTCCAGGCGATTCTTTGACTACCGATTCTACTTCTGAAGTATCTTCAACCACTCAAAAAGTAAATTTAAGGGCAAGAGGCAGACAGGCTGTAGTGCGATTTGAATCAAACGACGACGCTACTGGTAATGGTAATTTGTCTATTGGATGGCGTTTAGGTGATACCAGAATGGATGTTAAAACTGATGGCAGAAGATGAGCAAATTATTAGAAACTCGTCTACCTACAGAACTACAACCTTCTGTTACTAAAGAAAACTTTAACAGATTAACAAGAATACTGGAGTTAAATCTTGGTGGGTTTGACCCAAACTCAACCCCACAATTCAACGATACTGAGCTTGGTTCTTTAAAATTCAACCAAGGTGATGTAGTATGGAACACATCTATTGGAGTTTTACAGGTTTATACTGGAAACAAATGGATACAGCTTCATACGCCTAAGAATCCACAGGGGTTTGAACTGCAATCAGAACTGGGTTCTGTAACTGTCAGAAACAACGGAGCGACAAGTATAAAGGTTTGATATGCAGGCTGTAGAGAGTACAAATTCAGCGTATGAGGTAAAAAATTTACTTCTAAGCCGACCTTCTGACTGGTTCATACAAGATCAAACATTCCAAACAATCAAAGACTCTCAATTAGATATCGTTCGTTTTCTGAAATCAAAAGGCCAAGAAAACTTAGAAAACCTACCTTTACATACGGTTATTGATGAACCTATCAAAGATGTATATACCGCACCTATATTCTCAGAAACATTTTGCGATATATTCAAAGACGAACTAGAAAATATAAAAAAACACTTCAATTTTGAGCCTAATTCAGAAGAAGATACACTCAGACAAATACCAGAGATAGTTTTACAAGACCATATACCTGAACTTTACCTGTCTTTGATGAATGTGGTCAGCACCATTTTTAACCCAATATTTATGGGGCTTTGGGGCAGAGTCGTAACAGATGGCGGCATACAAATAGCCAATTACAATATAAGCGACAAACAACAAGGCGCTTGGCACCACGATGCAAGCGCAGATATAAGCGTAGTTGTACCTTTAAATACAGGCGAATACGAGGGTGGTGGTACAGAATTTCAAGGTAGAGGAGTCGTTGAACCGCTTCCTACAGGTAGCGCTTTGATGTTTCCAAGCTTTACCCACATGCACCGAGGACTACCCGTACAATCAGGAGATCGTTACTTATTGGTTTTTTGGTTGATTTCGCGTCCTTGTTGGGAAGATAAAAAAAACTATTTAGAAATGAATTTTATTTAACAATATCGCTAAAAACAGTAGAATTAAAGACAAATGGATAGAATAAACAGAACTGGGACAGGAATAGCAAGTTTGGGCAGAGACGAAGATCAGTTTCTAGCTCACGTTGCTTTGGGCGAGCGTGTCGTACCACCTGTTATATCAGCCGCAACTCAAGCACGTATTAACCAAGAAATGAGGGCAGCTGGCCTTGATCCAAACGAATATGCCGTTGGATCTGGTATGTCCATTAATCCGATAACAGGACTACCTGAGTTTGGGTTTTTCAAGAAAGCTTTTAAGTCAATCAAGAAAGTGGCTAAAAAAGTAGCACCAGTCGCGATGCTTGTACCAGGCGTAGGATCTGCTCTAGGGGCTTTAGCTGGTGGATTGGGAACAGGTATAACAAGTTTAGTAGGCAGCATACCAGGGGTAGGTGGCGCTTTGTCTAGTGGTTTGGGTGCAGTTGGTAAAGCTATAAGTGGTGGTATAGGAAGTTTAGGAAAAATGCTTCCTGGCGGATTTGGTGAAGGTTTTCAAAACTTTTCGCAATTTGCAGAAGGAACAGGATTAGGAGGTGGCGCTTTACGTGATTCACTTAGAACTGCTTTATCTGGCGGATTGGGTGGACTAACTCAAGGTGGTCCACTTTCAAGATTTTTAACACCTGGTATCAACCCCGTCGCTAACTACACACCGATGTCAGATACAATGGACGGACCCATTACAGGCTATATGGGGCCAGATGGGAAGGTAATATCTGTAGATCAATACAATCAAATGGTTGCAAATACTGGAAGTTTCTTTGGCAGAAAAACTCCCGCTTTTATAAAAGGTATTGAAGATACGTTAAAAGGACAGACAGGCCCAGGTTCTAGCAGTTTGTTTTCAGGACTGGGCAGTATGGCTGGAGGCTTTCCTGGTGGCGGATTAGGAATG